GTAGGAAACTTAGGTAAGACAGACATTAGTGGAACAGGGAACATAGGAAATAAAGCAGACAATATTATTGCAGTAGAACGAAATTGGGGAGAGGAAAAGGACTGGGACGCAATTATAACAAGCCTTAAGGACAGGGAAGCCGGAGAACGAAAGGCTATTAAATACTTCTTTTCTCAAAGGACACTGAGTTTTTACAACAGGGACACAGCGGAGAACAAGTCCTACGGATGGGAAGGGAAGACAGAACAGGAAGTTATTGATATACAGGAGCAATGCCCGTGGGAGGTTGGAACATGACAATATCTAAAATAATGTGGCTAGGACTGAGAACCGATAGAGAAAAAACAATCTACGCTGAAGCATTTTGGGAGGGAGTAAATTCAACAGTTCTCATGCGTAAAGATATGGGACTGTTGGAGAAGGAGCTAATTATTGGGAGAGGACACGCAAAAGAAATACAACGAACTAAGACCAAAACTTCTAAAGGCAATGCAATGGCTAGATGGTGGCAGGACCAAGATTGAAATAGATCAGTGGTATCCCAAGTATAAACAGATGTTTGACGAGTTTACGAGATTAGAAAGGAAGTTACGTAATGGCAAAAATGATAGATCCAGTATGGATAACAGCACTATGGGAGAACGGACTCATGGATAAGCAAATAGGTGAGCAAATGAACCGGTCAGATAAGTCAATAAAGCAATGGAGACAACGACACGGCATGGCAAGCAATAAGGACATATTCAAATGGGGCCGTCCAGCGCATGAACACGATAAGAACCAAGCGATAAGGGAGGTTAGATGATGTGTTGACATTCGTCGATTACTTCTGTGGTATCGGAACTATAAGAATGGGGATGGAACAGGCTGGCCACAGATGCACCTACTCAGTCGAATGGGATAAACACAAAAGAAAGATATACTCAATCATTTTTGGAGGTGAACCAGAAGGTGCAGACATTAGAGAAGTTCGAGCAACTGACATTCCAATATCAGATGTGTGGTGTTTCGGTGCCCCTTGCCAAGACTTCTCCATTGCAGGAAAAAGAGCAGGAATGGAAGGTGAAAGGTCATCCCTTGTACTCGAAGTTTTTCGACTTGTCAGGGAAACCAAGGAAGAAGATAGACCCAAATACCTTATCTATGAAAATGTTAAAGGAATGCTTAGTTCAGCAGGGGGGGCAGATTATCTCAAAGTCCTCTATCAAATGGACCAACTTGGGTACGATGCAGAATGGCAGCTTCTTGACAGCAAAAACTTCGGAGTCCCACATCATCGAGAAAGAGTGTTCACTGTCGGACATTTTAGAGGACGAAGTACCGGAAAAATATTTCCTATCGAGCAAACCCTGGATTGCAAGAATCCGGCGGTCTGTCTTACGGCTAGAGGATATGGGAGTCAAAGGAACGGCACTTATGTTGTTACGGACACCAAAATTAAGCAACTAGGAAGCACTAGTCATTCTACGCACAATCCAGTACCAGGGAGAATTTATGGAATTGATGGATTAAGCCCAACTCTCAGAACTCCAACAGGTGGAAAAACAATGCCAATAATACTTAAGGATAAAAAGATAAGACAGTTAACCCCAAAGGAGTGGTGGAGATTACAAGGGGTAGACGATGCAATCACAGATAAAGTTATGCAAGCGGGAATATCAGATACTCAAATGTATAGGGGCGCTGGGGATAGTTGTACGACCACAGTAATCTATGAAATAGCACGGAGGTTAATATGAGTAAAAGAAAAGTGCCACAAGACGATGAGCTAAGAAGACTATATGAAGTAGAAAATTTGAACAGTTGCCAAATAGCTGCAATGTGTGGGGCAACTCACCAAAGTGTATGCAGAAGGTTAAGGGCGGCAGGGATAAATGTAAGGGATATGAAAGGCAGTAACCATCCTGGTTGGAAGGGCGGGACGACAAATTTAGGAGATGGGTACACAGGAATCTGGAAACCAGAACACCCAAGATCAACCAAGGGAGGATATGTCAAAGAACACAGATTAGTAATAGAAAACGATATCGGAAGATTTCTCAATACTGATGAACTAGTACACCACATAAATGGTGGAAGAAAAGATAATAAACTTAAAAACTTATATTTATGTTCGTTTAAGGATCATGAAAAAGCGCATAGAAGTTATGAATCGCTAATGAAAGCACTGTTAGAAAAAAAGATTATTCAATTTGAAAATGGTGAGTACAAATTATTAATCTAGCAGGAGATTCTTGCACAGTAAACGTCATTTATGAGATTGCTAAAAAACTAATATAAAGGAGAGAAACAACATGGCAAAAGTAATCGACGAAAAAACAGCAGAAAAGCATTGGAGCAACGGCCTAATTGACAGACAAATAGAAAAAGAAATGAAACTTCAACATGGACAAATAGGGGCGTGGAGAAGGAAAAACGATTTACCAAGTAATGCAGGGATATTTCGATGGGACGATGGAGAGCGAAGCGGTGACGTAACAAGGATGACAGTATGAGTGGATACGAGTGGTACGTCACGCCAGAAGAGTACCTAATTGCTGAGTCAAACGGAATAAGTGCAAGCAACCTCAACAACAGAATAAGGTCCTTTGGCTGGAAAAAGCATCGAGCAATAACAGAACCATACCGCAATAGAAGAGATTTGACAGAGTGGGGAAAGATTGCAGAGTCAAACGGAATCAAGTATAGAACCATGCAGACAAGGATAGGACGCGGGTGGACAGTAGAGGACGCAGCAACAAGACCACTCTTCGACATGAAAACTCAGGCTAAGCAATTAGCACAAAACAATAGAAAATACCCAGACATGACCGAGAAGCTTAAAGAGTTAGGTCTAACCTACGCGGCATTTACGGACCGCATGAGACACGGTTGGACATTAGAGGACGCAATGAACACAAAGAAGCTAACAACACAAGAAGCAGCACGAAGAGGATATGCAGCAAGTTATTGGAAACTAGGACCAAACATATTCGCACAGAAAGGAGTGAAGGCATGAAACCAACTTATCCAGTACGAGGATTCCTGCATAGTTTAATTGAGGGATCAACCGACATCGAAGAAGCGGAAGAAGTTATTTTAGGCTTCATTGATCATGCACAGGAAAGGGCGTGGAAAGAAGGGTTTAGGGTAGGGACAACACATAACCCATATCGTGTATCACTAGGAATGGACGCCGAGAGAGCCAGAGAGGTACTTCTAAGGGAGAAGGAAGCAAGAGAGGAGCAATCAACCCATGACATGTTTGAGGGGAACGAGAGGAACCAATAAGACAAAGAGAAAGGTGAGGGTAGCATGAAATCGATATATAAAATAAGAGAAGCCGGAAGGGAATACTGCCAAACCGAGGGATCACAACATTACAAAAGCTCAAACGTCATTGAGCCGATGGACCTGATAATAGCTAAGGGATTAGCGGAGGACTTCTGCCTAGCAAACATCATTAAATACGCGAGTAGGTTTAAGAAAACACAGAACTTGGAGGACTTGCGCAAAATATCAGACTACAGCCACATACTTTGCGGAACAAAACTAACAGAGAAGAGATGTATGGGGGTTGACCCATTAGACACACTTGCCACTCAGAGGAGCCAGAAACGTCCTCTAAGCGACGCAGAGATATTATTGATACATTCATCCTTTGACAAATAGAAAGGAGCTTAGAACATGCATATAGTAATCCCTGGTAGACCCATACCAGCGGTTAGAATGACACAGAAAACTCTCTGGAAGAAATCAGCGAAAAGATACTTAGCTTATAAAGACATGATCGGCACAATAGCACAACAACATTGCAGGGAGCCAAGCAAAGAAAATGTTAGTGCAAGGGTAACAGTGTATCTCTCAGGAGTTACTACACCAATGGGGAATGACGGAGATTGCGATAATTACCTTAAGAGCGCGCTTGATGGTTGCAACAAGATTGTGTATGTGGATGATCGGCAAGTTACGTGGGCGCAAGTGTCAAAAATAGCATGTCATAAAGACGATCAAAGGATGGAGATAGAAATAGTATAAGTGTAAGCAAAAAGCAATAATGACAGGAGAATATAGATAGAAAAGGTGTAGTTAATATGTCCCTTAAACAATCCAAATGGAAGAGAAAACACGTTCCAATCGTGTACAAATTTGAGGAACAAGCACAAGCCACAAGAGAAAGTAATGAAGCATTTTGGGATAGTCTCCAATTGCCGAAGAAGTCAGGACGCAGACAACAGAAGCACCGCAAAGGATCACACAACACAATAAAAGAGCGCATGAAGGCCATAGCATATAAACAAGCAGAGGAAAGGGACCAGGGGCAATGCATAACATGCGGAGGGGTAGCGTCATCCCATCATCACATTATTAAACAAAGCACAAGGTATGGACCGCAATACATTCAGCGGATGGAAAACGTAGTGTCGGAGTGCTCTGAATGTCACACGGAGATTCACAATCCCAAGAGAGAGAATATAAAACAACGTTTTTTAGAGGAATGGCAGGAGAGATATTATCCCGAGTATGTACAGACAATGAGAGAGCTGGCGAAGGTTACTGGGTGCAGGGACGAAGAACTTATACAACGATGGAACATAAAACAGGAGGTAGCGAAATGATAAAAATAGAGTGTAGCGATTGTTCATTCCGTTTCCACGATAAGGAATTACTGCCATGCAGAATTTGTGTAAATAAAGGGAGGGCTTAGGGGATGAACGAAAGATGTGCAACATGCGGAACTTTAGAAATAAATAACTACTGTACGGACGATGATTGTGATGAAACTTACAGCGGATGGACATCATTGAAAGCCATAAGTACAAGAGCAACGGCTATCAATCTAGTGGATGCAGAGCGCACCAGACAAGACAAGAAGTGGGGCACTCAAGACCACGCACAACAAGCATGGGTAGGAATACTAGGAGAAGAGTTCGGCGAGTATTGTCAATGCGTAAATGAAACATATTTGAGCAACGCAACGAAGAAGCATGAAGGCGGCTATGATAATCTGCTTAAAGAATTAACCCATGTTGCAGCGGTGGCCGTGGGAGCCATGGAAAGCCTGATGAGAAATAGGGAGGAAGAGAAATGATTATAGATATGGATAAAGAGGGAATTTCTATTGACTGTTATGGTGAACTAATTATTAGTAGAAATGAATGTGGTATTAAGCTTAATAATAAAACCACTCATCTTACAATATCTAATATGACTATATTTTACGGTCTTGATAATCCTAAATGGTATATGAGGTTCATTGTATTATGGAAATGTATTAAATTTATATTTAAAAAGGAGGAAGAGAAATGATAGACGCGCAGGAAGATATGATAAACATAGTGTTGGGTGAAGGTGATATTGGCATTGGTATTGCAATGGAGGTTGGAACGATGGAACCGCGAGGAATATCATTTCATCAACTAGAAGAAAAGTCTGAGATAGGTACATTCATTGATACAGAAGGAGATAAAAGTGTAAAACCAATAGGAATAATATTTTCCAATAAGAAGTCATTTTACTCATTGATAGACAGCTTAAAGTCCTTTGTTAAAGCACACGATGAATGGAATAGGGAGGAAGAGAAATGATATTAGATTTATTCTCAACTATGGTAGGATCCTTTGGAACAATAATAATTGAAGCGATAGTAATAGGGTTGATTATGCTATGGGCGTTAATGGATACAGGGAAGAAAGATGACGAACAGATGGGGGAAAACGGAAAGTGCGTGTATACAGATATAACGTATTGCAGGGATTGCGCGGAGCGAAATGATTGTGCATATAGTGGTAAAGAGTGGGAAGCGTGACAACAGCAGAGATAAGAGAAGTGATATATATGTTATGGATGGGATATAGGAGGGGATAGATCATGGCCTTAATTAGCAAAAGCATCATTCGTAAGATAGAAACAGAATTATACGATTATCCCTCTAGCTTAAAGACAATAACAGAACAGAGAAACAGCATCCTATTTGATTCACACTATCCTGATGTGTCTGTCTCAGGAGGGGAAATGAGTAATCAAAGTGAGAGCAAGGGTATTAGGTTAGCACAAATAAAGGGTGGATGGACGGATCTCATAACAGAAGCGCTGGCAACAATGCCGATGCAATACAGCATGCTAATAAGGCATAAGTACTTCAATCACAAGAGTAACGACATGACAGCAGAAGCATTATTTGTGTCGAGAGCATTATTCTATGCCTGGAAGGAGAGTGCCACGTTATGTCTCGCATTATTGGCAGTACAAAGAGGATTAGTAGATACGATGGACCATAGACAAATAGGGTAAAAGTCTAGACCATTTGCCAGATAACGGTGATATAATAAGAATATAGAGATATAACATAAACACGAAGGACCTGCCCCCGTCTAATAAACGGTTCGATGCAGGTCTTTACTTATTGCCTATTATTATGAGGTGAGTGCAATAGAAGTCCAGACAATAGCAACTGAAATATATACAGCAAGTAAGAAGTTGGCCAAGGGCATAGATGTATTATTCACACTAGCCAAGGGTAACGCAGAAGCAGAGAAGAACTACCGGAGCGCGCTTGCTAAGGAAATAGTAAAACTAAAACAAGAAGGGCAAAGCGTAACACTTATTAGTGATATAGCCAGAGGGAACCAAGCAGACTTGAAGTATCTTAGAGATGTAGCAGAGTTTAAGTATCAGAGTGGCAGAGAAATGTTAAAGGCCATACAGATACAGATCAGTGCATTGCAGACAGTGATTAAATACAATAGTGAGGTGTAACGATAATGGGAGCTATCAGTAAGTCATGCAGAGATTATATGGATAAGTACAGCGACAGCCGAGTGAACTGTGCCAACTGTGTTAAGTGGGATCGAGAGAGAGAACGATGCTCCGATGAAGCAGGAGTTAAGCAACGGTACGAGGATAGCCCTGTGTTTGATACGTTTAGTAGGATGATGCAGGGAAACACACCAGTGTATTTAACATAAAGAAAAGGCCCTCATTCGCTGAGAGCCTTTCTTCGTATATATTCCGATACTGTGATATTGTTCGCAACGGCCTTATGGAGCAGTTGAGCTTTTTCCTCATCGTTTGCGCGGAACCCAACGACCGTAGTAGGGGAAGAGGTACGAGGTTTAGCCCCGGCCCCTTCTCGTTTACCACCTCTAGGCATTATACCAACCTACTAACATAATCAGCATCAATAGATCCCATTACGACAGGGTGTGAGTATTCTAGGGTATCATTCTTGACATCTAGTTCATCACCATCTGGATCATTGATAACAAGTATTTCGCCGCCAAAGCTTGATTGCATCTCTTGGGCATCTTCGATCGTAGCGTGTAGGTGGATTACATTGACATGATATACAGCAAGTTCTCCGGCTTCCGGCCAGCGTGTAGCGAATATATCATATGCCTCTTTACCGTGTTGCTTATAGAGAGATTCGAGATTCAGACCGTCCCACTTGGTACAAACGTGATAATACTTCATATGTTGTTCCCCCCTCAAATTTGATTATAACTAAGTATAGCATGATATCTTGAATACGTCAAACGAAATCATACAAATAAGAATAACTTTAATTAGGGAGGTGACGCACAATGGCATTAACGCCAAAGCAACAGGCAAAGAAGCCTAGTGCTAACAACGCCAAAACAACAGTAGGAAAGCCTTTCAAGCCAGGACAGAGCGGAAACCCTTCTGGTAGGCCAAAGATACCACAGGAGTTCAAGGACCTTGCGAAAGAACATAGCATATCTGCACTAAAGAAAGTCATCTTCATAATGGAGAGTGGTATATCGGATCACAAGGACCAACTTAGGGCAGCGGAAATAATAATGGATAGAGCATGGGGCAAGGCTACTCAAGGCATGGAGCTATCAGGGCCAGAAGGAGCACCCATAGAAATAGCGACAGCAGCAGAACGGCAGGCGAGGATTAATGAGCTTATCGCCAAAAGAACAAACTGAGTTAATAGAACTATTAGAGATAGAAGAGATAGAAGAGGCTAAGGTTAACTTCTATTCTTTCTGCGTATATATGGACTCATCTTTCTTCACCATCGGCAAGCCACATCTAAAACTTATTGCAGATGCCTTTCAAGAGGTTGCAGACGGCAAAGTAATAGAACTAGCCGTGAGTATGCCACCACGGGCAGGAAAGAGCTATATCACTTCTCTGTTTTGTGCATGGATGCTAGGCAGAGAACCGGACGGCTCGATCATGCGTAACTGTTACGCTGCGAAGTTAGCTGAGAAGTTCAGCAAAGACATTCGTGATGGGATTATGGTCAATGATAAGTATAAGAAGGTTTTCCCTGGCGTAACCGTCAAGGGTGCGATAGATAACTGGATGATAAATAAGAACACTCAACCGGCTTACTTTTGTGCTGGAGTTGGTGGACCTATTACAGGGTTTGGTTGTAAGACCTTAGCAATACTCGATGACGGATTAAAGAACATCGAAGAAGCGTTATCTGAGACGGTGATTGACAACGTATGGAACTGGTACACATCAACTCATATGAGTCGCTTAGAGAGTGGATGCCCAGAGATACACATAGCTACGAGGTGGACGCGTAAGGACCCCATAGGTCGCCTGACAGACGTAGAGAGTGAAACGCATAACCCTAGTATGAAGATCATATCTATCCCTGCGCTCAACGACAATGGAGAGACATTTTGTGAGGAAGTAAAAACAACAGCAGAGTACCATTCGCTCAAGAAGATCACAGAGGATTTCATATGGGAAGCAGAGTTCATGCAGCATCCAATTGAATCCAAAGGCTTGCTTTACCCCATAGAAGAACTGAATAGATTCAGCATGGCAGACATAGCAACCAAGACTCCTGATGCCATAGTAGGCTTTACGGATACAGCAGACAAAGGAGATGACTACCTATGCAGTCTGATAGGGAAGAGGTATGGAGAACACACTTATATAACTTCTGTGGTGTTTACTCAGGATGGTGTGGAGATTACGGAGCCATTAGTCGCACAACAAGTGATAGATACCAAGACACAGATCATGCAGATAGAGAGCAACAACGGAGGATATCAGTACAGCCGGAACGTAGCAAAGCTGATTGAAGGTAAGTCCTACTGTAGCGTCATAACATGCAATGCAACAACAAACAAAGAGACTCGCATACTTATGTGTGCTGGATATAACAAAGAATACATGTACTTTCGCAAGGACTACGAGATAGGCAGTGACTATGATAAGTTCATGCGTCAGCTTACTTCATATGTTAAGATGGGTAAGAACAAGCACGACGACGGAGCGGATTCATTAACTGGATTGGGTAACTATATGAGAGCTAACTTAATGGTCAAACCTGCAGTAGTAGATCCAGAGAGCGAACAGGGACGATATAACAAGATGATCAATGATCTAGGCAGAGAGATGCCTAAAGATTTCTTTAGTTGGTAGCGTTAGTGTATAATAGAGATAACATGGAGCGGATAGTGTAACGAGTAGCACGATGTCGTGAGACATAAGTAGGGGTGCAAGTCCTCTTCCAATCCCTCATATATTACGTTTAGAGTTCTTTAGTTGGTAGGAGGATGAAGCATGATTACCACATGGTCTCAGTTAGTAGTTGCTATTATTATCACTATAGTATCCCCCATTTTATGGTTAATGTGGGTTGAATATAGACATCCATTTAATGCTGGAAAATGATTGGGTCCTATAACGGTTATTACGTACAGTAGAGAAAATGGTAAAACCTCATATTCAGCCATATTTGACTATCACAGCCGATTTACACGTTTTGCATACCTTGGATTTAGGGTGTGAAAAGCGTGTTTTCATATAAAAGCTAATCTCTCGTTACCTCAGCCATGCTTCAAGATGCTATATCATCGAAAAATGCTCGAAAACACGGGGTTATAACAAATCTACTTGACATATTAGCGGTATATTAGGAAACTGCTTTACAAAATATTTTCGATAAAAACGAGGGGTTATTACAAATGATGAGGTGATTACATGAAAGATTGGAAAGAACTTGGGATTAATAGAAATAGCATTGCTACACCAAGCATATATTTGCTTTATCTAAAAGGGATAATAACAGAAGAAGAAATAATTAAATTTAATAAAAACGAAACTCTTGATATGCACGGCCTTTGGGGAGTATTAGATAGCATAGATGAGATGGTTAGGAGCTGAATAAATGGATATATTCACCGGAGCAAGCGCAATGCTTGTTCTTTTTCTATGCCTATTCACAGCGTACACAGTAGGCCTTAGACACGCTAAGAAGTCTATCCTAGACAAACGTACA